CTAAATACTTAGAGCCGTAAGCGGATTAAGCCTCACCGCATCACTCAAATGGTTTGGTGAAAAGTGTGCGTAAATCATCGTGTGATCGATATGCTGATGGCCGAGGATTTCCTTCAATACGAGAATGTTGCCACCATTAGACATAAAGTGGCTCGCGAAGGTATGACGTAAAACATGAGTGGCTTGTCCTTCTGGTAAATGGGGTAGGGCTTTAGTCAACCACTTGTACGCTACGCCGTAGCCGCATGTGAAAAGGCGGTCATTAGTCTGCTTGTAGATTTGGTTATACAACTCTTCAGAAATCGGTACCGTTCTATTTCGTTTGCCTTTGGTATTGTTGTACGTGATGCGGTATTTCGTCAGGTTAGAGCCTTTCAGATAAATTGCTTCCCTGATACGCGCCCCAGTCGCCAGGCAAACTTTATATATCTTCGTCAGCTCATCGCCAATCGGGCTTTTTTGAGCCACTTCAAACAAGTGATGAATCTCTTGTTCGGTCAGGAACGCAAGTTCGGACTCCGGTTTTTTGATTGCCTCAATACCATCAACTGGATTAGGTAGTTTCCACTCTCCAAGCTTTATCAACTTATTGAACAACGCTTTTAGCAACCCAAAGTCCACATTATTTGAAGCGATAGAAAGTTCTTTGTGTTGCTGGCCTCTACCTTTGTTGGAACGGCTAGAACGGTAAGTCGCGAGTTGCTTGGAATTAAGGTGTGAAGCAATAGGGTTGCCTAAATCTAGAACCATGCTTTCCAAGCGTAAGCGAGTGTGGTCACCAGACTTAAGGTTTTTGCCATGCAGCTTAAACCATAGTTCGACAAAATCAGATAATCGACGGTGATCAGGTTTAGAACCCAACCACGGCTTGTCATCCACCTCTTTCATTAGATGAAGTTCAAAAGCGGTCGCTTCTCCTTTGGTCGCGAAGCGTTTACGGACGCGTTTACCAGCGCGGCCTTGCGGGTAGCACTCACAAAGCCAAGGTTTTTTACTGCCGTCTTTAAGGTTTCGTATAGTCATTAGAATACAAATGTAACTGTTTTTATATACAGTATTTTATATTGTAGATTTTGCAATGTTTAAGTTGATAGTGAACGAACAAGAATGAGTACGCTCTACATCGCAAAGAGGAGGCTATGGTTTGACCAATGCACAAGTTACTGATAAATAGAAATTAGTACGATAGTTTATGTGTTGAGGTGAGTATGCTTGTTTGTACCTATAGGGAAGACGACTCGGATTGTACAACGGAAATGTATGAAGATGATCCGGGTAAGTTTCGAGGATTAATTGACTGCAAAGTTTGTGGAGAAAAAGCTTGGTTTGTTAAGGGGTATAAGACAGCAAAAATCGACCGTATGGCATGTTTTGGTGCTCGCCATAAACCTGATTGCGACGCATCGACGGTATTGATGAGACCTGATGGGGAAGATGAATCTGCGGGAGAAGGAGATTTATCTTCTGATATTCGTGTTGATCTAGATAAAGCCAACAACAACTCATTGTATGTATCTCAAGACAACGGCAAGCACGGTGAAGAAGAATCAACACGAGTAACAGCAAGACCGGCATCTGGAGTTGGTTCTGGCTCAGGTTTCCCACTAAACAAATCGTTGAGGGCGCTGTTAACAAACCTATGCCGTAACCCGAATTATGCGGATAAGGGACAGGCGATTAACATTGTGGCGGATGGCGGAAGAGAAATTATTAAAGGTCAACTCTCAGACTTCTTAGTTCCTATATCAGAGGCAAGTGATAAGCACACAGGAAAGGAATATATATTCTGGGGCCCAATAAACAACTTGAATATAGATAAGAATGGAGTCCTTTGGCTGAACTATGGTGACTACAGGACTGAACCTAGCATAAGTCTTAGACCAGAGTTAAAAGACCAGCTCCTTAGAAACTTTAAGATTAAAGATGTTGGTGAGCTTGATGGCTCTGACGTTATAGTCGTTGGTCATGTTGGTATTTCTCCCAACAATAAGGCCATCATTTCCACTGGTTTCACTAAGTATTTGTCATTCCGTAAAATGAATGTTGTAGCTGAAGATGAGAACACTAAAGTAGGTCATCTTAATACAGGTTTTTCTCAGTAGGCGAAAGCGCTTTAAAAACTCATTGAATACGCTATTCTAAAGATTGCATTAGCAGGTTAGACGCGCGAGATGTATTAGTTTTGACCAAACTTTTGAGCGTCCTCATCCTACGATGATACGAATAGTATTAATGAGCTGCTGTGTGACAAAATAATTAGGATTTAGTGATAGCTTGGAAAGCAACGTTCGTGAAACATAAAGGTATATCGAATGGCGGGGACCAAGCATGCTGTGAAGCTTAACTGAAGATACTTTGATGGTTGTGCTTCTTACCGAAACTACAATGTCGTGGAACAGGTTTGGTGACGCTTATCGTAAGAAGTTCGTAGGTCAAAGTATCACTCTGACTTGATATAAATATATAAATAAAGAAGCCCCTGTTTTGAAGGGGCTTCTTTATTTATTGTTTTGATTGCTCTATGCGCGTTTTCAGCAAGGATATAGCTGTTTCAGCTTGGAGTTCGGGTTTCCTTTCAATCACCAAGTCGGCTATCCAAGTCAAAGCATTAGCAGTGGAGTTAATAAAGGATCTCATAATTTGCAGTTGGTTTGTAGATTCTGCGCCAGCGGCCTCTGCACCCACTTCAGAGATAATCCTGTCTAATTCGTCTCTTTTTTGAGTCCAATTTCTAACGACTTTTAGTCTATCTATCGGATTGTCGATTTTTGCGTCGTCCATAATGACGGGTATGACTTTGCTAACAAACTCCTGCTTTTCACTTTGTGCTCGTTCGTAAACAAGACGAAGTTCATTCATGCAATGTGATGATTGATATAGTGACTTTTCACTAATAATCATAAAGACAAAATCGGCCTTACCAATTTGTTTTTCAAAAGCCTCAATACTGTCTCCGCTATCCATAGAGTCTTTATCGCGGAAAATTTGAATACTGTTATCCGATTTCAGTTTGTTAAATATTTCATCGCATACTTTTTGTTTTGGGTCATTTTCGCCTTTACCCCAAGCATATGAAAAATAAACATTCGGTTTACGGTAGGGGTCTAGGGTACCTTTACCAATATTAGAAAAAGGCTCTTTTTGTTCTTGTTCCACTCGGTTTTCCTTCTCTTTTTCTTCTTTTGGTTCGCCTTTGAGCCACTCAACAGTCGCTTTAGCATCTAAGTGGTTGGTTTTTAATATAGAATCGATCAAGTGCTCAACCAGTTTTGGCGATGCAGCTTTTATTTTTATATCGATGTAACCTGGTTGACCATAATTGATAAAATCTTGAGAGTCTTTCTTTTGCTCTTCGGTCAATAGACAGCAGTTAAAAAGCACCTTGGCCTTATGCTTGCTATCATAATAACAACATCCATATTTCCAGTAACAGGCTTCAGATCTTGCATTTTCACCTATTTTACTTAGCAAATAGCGCATTGTTGCGTCATGTAGAAAATCATAATTAAGCCGGACGTGGTAGTTAGCCTCTGCGCCTTGCCACGTTTGTTCAATTCGTTGTTGGCTAAGTTTGAATTCAGGGAGAGCATCGGGGGCGATATAGCAATCATTATCAATTTTGAAACACGCCCCACATTGCGTCATCATTTCAATAAATAAAAGTCTGTCTTCACTTAATAACTGTTTATCTTCGCTATTTTCTAAATTCTTCCAAAGCAAGCGTTCTATAGTTTCCTGATTAAACTTCCCTCCCATGCGAACAAGGTTTGGGATGGCATCTTCTCTATGTAGCAATAGATAAACACCTTGAAGTGCCCATTGTTGATTCAAGATTAGCTGATTGTCGAAGCAGTCTTCGCGATAGAAAACTTTGCCTGACTGATGCAAGTATGAAGCAAGTGTTTCGGGTGCGTGAACATTACATTCTTCGCATAGGTTCAAGTACTCAGAGTAAGGAAGAGTATCAATGGACTGCTTTTTCAATTGATCTATTTTTTCAACTATTCTCAACCAAGATTTAGGTATCCAAACATCACCGTTTTGAGTCAGCTGAAAATCTACAGCACGCTTAAAGTGGGGTTTAAATATATCTAAGCCGTTGTCTAATTTAGCGCTTAAAGTAAGGGGAAGAACTTTACTAATTGGTGTCGGCTGTGGAATGGGGGCTGTTTGATCCTTACTAGCATCATCACATTGACTTTGGCAAATCAGTACATTCGCGTTTTTCCCTGCGAGCGATTTTAGATACGCTAACCAATAGCTAAGAGGGCGGTTTCGGATCTTAATTTCTTCACACTCTACTATGTCTGTATTTTCTGATTCTGGAGTCCAGAGTAGCAGGTATAACGCTCTATTATCGATGAACAGTGAGTGTGTGCCTAAGTAGACGTCTTGTCCGCCAAAGTCCCAGCACTGAATATTAATATTACTATCGTGCTCGGCTTGAAAGTCGAAGACTTCTATTCCATGTGTACTTGCAATAGTATCATCGTACTTTTTGCCTCGCAGTCTTCTAGCTAGTTGAGTTTTCCCAATACGGCCATTACCTAAAAGCATAACCTTCACGGCTGATGGGGATTCGTAGCCATGAGCTAATATTTCGTCATACCATGCTTCTAGTCTGTGGTTCTGAGTTATGAGAGTTAACTCTGTAGGTATGTGTTCGCAATAACTCAATCCGCTGGCCATGGTTATCGTTTTATCAAAAAACAACATCTTAGCTACAGGCCATGACATTCTGAGGGACTCATTTTCAAATAGCCATACGGATTTCAAATTACCTAGGTGAATGATCTCCTCAATAGAGGTCAAATGTGGGCTCTCACCTATAATTAGCTTAGATAGCTTAGTTAGCTTTTCGATACCTTCAATAGTTGTTAAGGGGGAATGAAAAATAACCAGTTCTTCAAGGTTTGATAACGTTGAAATTGAGGACAAACTATCTAGATCAGCACATTCATGAAAAGTTATTTCTTTTAAGGATGAGTTGTGCCTTATAAATCTATCAACTTCTTGAGCGCTCCAGAAAACTTCGAGGGCATTTAAGTTTGGAAATGCTGTGATAAGATGGGACTGATCGAATCCATCTATAGTTAAATTATTAATGTTTGGCAAGTAAATCGAGCCGGGTTCATCAGTTACGGACAGGCTTGAAATATTTAGTGTTTTAAGGCTAGTTAACTTAGAAATAGGCTCTAAAGAAAATGAAATGTTACAGTGAAGTACAAGTTCACGTAAATTAAATAGCTGTCCTATTATATTTTGAAAATATATAGAATCGAAATCAATAGAATCTAAATCTAAATTTAGCTTCTCAAGGTTACTACTGTTTTTTAAGAAGTTGAGGTTGGAGATTGTATTTTTAGAGCTTATTTTTACAGATTTTAGATCCTTTAGTTTGCTTAAATTATCTAAAGTTTTCTGAGAGATGTTGAAGTCAAGGTCTATATTTTTTAGCTTATTGAGGAACGTGATTGATTCATCATTTTCCATATTACAGTTATAACTCGCGAGTCTTAAACTAACGAGGGTACCTACCTCTTTAAGTTTGTCTAAATTTATGGTTTCATTTTCTTCTTCATCGATATTATAAAAAGATAAATCTAATTTCTTACACTTAAATTTAGGCAGTTTTTCAATGAAAAACTCAAGAGTATCAGTGTCGTCAGAACGAATTTTTATAGATTCGACGAAACTAAGACTAGACCAATCGTATTCTTTAAATACTAGTTCTACGTCATCATTAAAAGAAATGTAGACGCTAGAGAATGTTATTCCTCTATTTGATAAATCTAAAAATAAATCTAAATCAAAAAGTTCATTAATTGAATAATCTGTTATGTTGTTTATTTTTAGATTGGCGTCTAAAAGCTCTTCATATAGAAAATATGTAGTTTTTATGTTGGCTAGATTGGATATTTTGGTTAGTAAGTCTGGTCTATCAGATATTGACTCATATATGAAAAAATCTAAGCTATTTAGCTTTGGAAGTTCTAGTAGTTGTTCAAGAGCACCTACACTTATATCACCTACTTCCATTTCTTCGAGGTTTACCAGAGAATCGATATGAGAGAAGCTATCGATATATCCCTCGTTCTGTATAACTAATTTTCTTAATTTGCTTGAACATTGTTTGATGTTATCTGGAAAAAAAACCTTGTCATCAAATGCTGCTGATTCTTGATCAAAGTCAGCCAATACTAGCGTATCATTTGGTTGGTCAATAAACTCACTAATACAGGTCTCTATATAGTTTTTGACAGGTAAACCTACGTGAAAGTCCTGCATCACACATTCTCCATTAATACAGATACGCGACCCATCACTTTTATATCCTCTTCTGATAATTCAACCGTCGAGTTGCCAAACACGGCTGCTAACTTGTTTGATGATCGTTGAATGTGGTTGATAGATAGACGTCCATTCATACTAAACAAACGCCTCGCCAGTCTGTACACTGCAAATACCAGTGATTCGGTCTGCTCTGAAGGTGCGAATGGAGTTTCTCATCAAACAGAAAGCTTTGACGTATGTATCGCCACTGGCGTTTTGCTCAATTTTTCTCAAAACAATCTCGCGGTCAGATACTTTCCCTGCGGAATCTTTGTAGCTCATGAAATACTGAGCATCCAACTCCAACTCATTAAGAAACGATAAGTTGGACGACGTTGCTACATTGATTCGCTTTCCGGATTTCGGAGCTGGCTTCTTCTTAGGTTTTTGGTTGGCTTGTTCGCGTTCCTCGAACCCATCACAGAAATCGGTAAGAAGGGCGAATAGATGAAGAGCTTCATCGTTGTCGAGTACTTTGTCTTCTAAGTAAAGTTCAACTGTTGCTGCCAGCTCTTTGGTTTTAGAGTCTTCTTTCGATTCAGGGTAACGCTTAAACCATGCGCGAAGCTTTTTTGATTCTTCTAGATCGACAACGTCATCTTCTAGAATCTTATCGGCTAGGTTGTAGAGCGCTTTTTCTCTGCGTGGTGTTAGTGTTTCAACTTCAGAGCTTTCAGATGCGATTGATTTTTGAGGTGCTACTTTTGCAGTAGGCGTTGGTGAAGCCTTTCTGCTAGGTGTTACCGCGACCTTTTCGTAATCAATACCAAGTCGTTTGCAGAAGTCTTTCTGTTGTTCGACGTCGTAACCTTTGCTATTAACATATTCCCGAAATTTTTCGGGGTCTCTCATCGCTTTTTTAGACGACTGAACGAAATAAACACCTATTGCAATAATTGCTACTAAACCTAAGCCAATGAATTCCATTGTGTTCTCCTAGCCAACCAATTAATAATTATTCTTTTCTTAATGTCACCGCCACGCGGCCAATTACTTTTATATCTTGTTCTGATACTTCAACCGTCGAATTGCCAAACACGACTGCTAACTTGTTTGGTAATCGTTGAATGTGGTTGATGGACAGACGCCCATTCATATCAATCAAATACTCGCCACTCACTGCATCGTTCTGTTTTTTATCTACCAGAAAGCGGCCTTCGTTCGTTTCGATCTCAATGGTGTTGCTGGCTTCTAAATCCCAAGAGTTAAACATGCGTTGTGCGTATGGAATCTCTCCCGTTGGCACAAGCTGGCCGTTCGTGAGGCAGAAGCTCTGAATTGCGACGATGGCTAACTGAGGGTTCTGTAACTCAGGACTAGATGAAGTCACCTCTGCTTCAGGCGCTTTTTTATTGCCCCAAAAAGAGTGGTGTAGTTCGGTCTCAGGGTAGTCATTGGGAAGAATTAGCTCTTTAACTGGGATGCCTGTACGTAAATGAGTTCTAACAACCAGTTCGTGTGAGTTTCTGTTGTGTGAGTTCCAAGTACTAAAAGTGGTTTTAGGTACACCATATATATGCGCCAGTTCTCCAAGAGAATTCACGCCATTGATTTCTTTTAGTTTGTCAGTGAATGCCTCGCCTTTGATGTAATCAAAAATAGCCAATTCTGCACTCATAATCGTTCACCATTATGTGATTGATTTCAATTTTGTACGAAAATGCGTTGACCGTACGAAAAGTCGGATCAATACTAAACTTGTTTTCGGATGTCACGCCGACCAAAGCAAGAGACAACCGATGAAGATAGATATAAAAGCAAGGATATCACCATGTTAACGTACAAGATACCTCCACTAAGTCCATATGTGACTTACGAAGAATACTCCCGCCTTACTGGTTTGCCGATTGGCACCATCAAACAATACGTGACCGAAGGCCGCGTGATCATCAAGCCAAAAGACAAACGCCGCGATAAGCCGCTGATTAACATGGTTGCCATGCATGAAATGGCGGCTCGTGAAGCCATTGCTGCGCTGGGTTAAGTCATGGGCTTTTCCTCTCTTATTCCGACCAAAACGCACTGCCCAATGTGGCTAAACGCGTTTGCGTTGGTTGTCATTCTCGTACCGCCTTTCATGTAAGAGTGTTGATCATGGACGCAAACATCGCCATGTGCGGATTCCGCGAACGCAAACAGCAATCTTTTAACGCTGCATGCTGCGATTTCGCCATCAATCACAATATGGAAAAGCTGGCTCCAAGCATTGGCCTGACTGGGAGAATGCTGCGCAACAAGCTCAACCCAGAACAGCCGCACAAGTTAGACCCAGTGGATTTGGCATTGCTGAGTAAAGAATCCGGCGATTACACCATTGTGAACACACTCTTTGCTGACTTAGGTGTGGTAACGGTTCAGTTACCTCAAGGCGGGGAAGCGAAAAATCTTCTAGAGCGCACTCTGCTCAATAGCCACTACTCGGGTGAGCTGTCTAGCGATGCGATGCACATGTGCAGCGCAGACCGTTTACCTCGCAGTCAAAAACGCAAAACCATTGCCAAGGTTCAAGCGGCCATCGGCAACTTGGTTTTGTTCGTCAACGATTTAGAAAACCGCACCACCGGCTTTCAGCCACTCATGCAAATGGGCACAGATTTCCTAGCCAACGGTGCGCCACTTCCGGGCTTAGCCTAAGGAGAACCAATGAGTCAGTTAGCTATTCAACAAGAACAACAAAAGCAAATCCCCAACGCCAGCGAGAGCATTGCCGCCTGTAAAGCGTTGTTCAATGGCTCCGCTACACGCGGCAAGTTGAAGCAGTTGTGGAACGGTATGCCACCACGCTTTCGCGGCTTGGTATTGATAGCTGGTGATCTGAAAGCCTCGGAGCACGTTCGCGACTTCGACAGCTTTAATGATTTGGAACTACACAAAATCCGCAACGGCATGCAACAGCTTAAAGAAGTCGCAACGTTATTCGACCGCAATGTCGGTGACGTTCGTCGCCTTAAACACTACCAGTTCAGCAGTACCCATTAATCACCTAGCCAGCCTTGCCCCTGCTGTATTGGGGGGCTTTTTTTCGTCTTAGCGTAGGAGCACAGAAGATGAATAAAGACCTTAATGAAGTAGCAAACAAACTCGCCATCCAAGCAACCATCAACAGCCTGTTCGCTTTGGCGTTGGATAGTGCAGACATCATCAGTATTCGTATCGAGTACTCATCAAAAATGAGCCTTCTGAACGTGATTGTGTTTGATGAAAACACGACGAACCACGCCCACAACGTTGTATTGATTGATAAGGAACGTGCGCTAGAAGAACTCCTGAACATTGAGGACGACCTGATTGAGCGCATTGCCATTCGCCGTGACCAAATTGAAACGGAGGATGCAGCATGAGTAGCAACTTTAATGAAGCTAAGCAGCTAATTGAAATGCTGAAAGACCGCTTAGAGGAGTGTTGCAACTGCATCGAAGCAGGCTATGAGATTACGCGTTCTGCTGGATACACGACTACGGATGCAGAGCTGACGGTCGAAGGCGGGCGCTCTTTCATTGAAGAGGCGACTTGTTACTTAAAAGAATTGGAGCGTGAGTCATGCAATATGCCGCAATAATGCTTTGCCCAGATGGCGGCATCATCCGCCATGAAGACACCCAAGAAGTTGCCAATGTGATGGTTGGCGACTTCGACTCACTAGACCAAGCGATCGAACAGGCATGTGTTTCTCTTAGCTGCACTCACCTAACCAAAGGTGTGTTGAGCAAAGGAAACGGTAAGGGCGGTTTTATGTTGGTGACAACTCAAGAATTGGAGGCGGTATGAAGCACCAAAAGTTTACCGTTTTCTCTGCAGGTAAAGACAAATTACGGATGGATTATGAATCAATCTGATCTTCTCTATATCGGTGGGGCAGTGATGCCCCTTGACCGAATCAGAAAAAATGACGCCAGCTATAATGCTGGTTTTTTAGGTTCCAAAATTTACACAGACCAGGAACAAGCCCTTTTGGATAGTGGCATGGTCAAAAAAATCCCAATCTATGACCGCGTCCCTAACCGAAAGTCCAAGCGAGAACGAGATCTTCAAGAGCGAACTGACTTCTATAAATCCGTTAATTATTGCTCGAAACACGACCGCGAAGCGGCGGCGAGAATCGCCGAAGAGTATAGGCTAGTCAAAGGGCGCAAAAGTCCGACAGAGAAATTTCGCAACAGAAAAAACAAGCAAATTAAGCAATTGATGAGCCTAAGCAAGTCTCTACGCCCTAAAAGTATCATCAGCAATGCCGACGCCAACTTCAGCCATGATGCTTTGTATGAGACGAACGAGCGCTCCAAACCTGCCATTCTCAATCAGAATGGAAAACGAGGGCAAGGCGAGCCTAAAAAGATTCCTATTTCAATGCAGCTAATGCACCGGTCTTGGAATGAAACTTATAAGTTTCAGGCAGTAACTGAAACGCCATCTAGTGCTGCGCCTGCGGAAAACAGTGGTGAGAGGTTCTCGGAAAAGCTGACATCCCGTTCTGTTTCTAAAATCTTTGAGGCAGGGGCTTACACTGCAGCTTGCCATGGAGGTTTCTCAACTTTTCTGACGCTGACTTTTACCAAGGAACAGCGGATGGCTATATTCGGTGGAATGTTGGATGGAAGTGAGTGTGTCAGCATGGGGTCGCATCACCCAATAATCTATAAGCGCAACATGGTGACAGTACACCCCAAGCGCGGCGAAAAGAAAGTAGATCGACCAATCACTGATATAGGTGGGGAATACTGGCTGTTTCCGACCTCAGATAGTAAGCGTGTTAAAGCTATGAACCAGGGCAGTGTCATAGTCGGCCCATATTGCGATCTTAAACAAAAGCCCAAGCATGAGTTCTCAATGGAAAAAACCTTAGAGACAACGATAGGTAAAGAAGTCTCTCGTTTTCTTGATGGCGCAAAGAAAATGTATCAACGCGGCTGGGTTGCGGACCATACCATCCAAGTTGACAAAGATAGTGGACGAAAGTACTGCGACTTATTTCAGGAGAAAGTTGCTAAACATGTTCAGCCTAGCGATGTTGGCCCGACTAACTTGCCTGCTGATTTCCATTACATATGGGTAGCCGAGTGTCCAGCCAATGAAGATGGAGAGCCTAATCCGCACGTTCATATTTTGCTACGTTGGACGGTACCAGAGCATCTCTTTAGTCCTTGGGCTAAGCGACTTGAAAAAATATGGGGGCATGGATTTGCGAAATTAGAGCGAATCAAAAAGCCAAAAGCCGCCGGTTCTTACATGATCAAGGCTGTTGGCTATGCCGCGAAAGGTGAAAATGCTGATCAAGGGCTAATCAAGGGAAATAGATACAATATTGCGAAGTGCTCAAGAGCTCCTGCCTGGGAAACTCTTGCTTCGTTTGAAGCTGGCAATATGACCGCAATAATTAAGGAGTTGGGATACAAACTTGAGCAATGGAAAAAGCCAATTAAGCGGCAAATCCGCAAGCTACGAAATGCCAAAGAGCAAACCATCAAGGCCAAAGCGATCGCTAAAAAGCAGCAGAAATCTGAGGAACATCAGAACAAGCTTTATCAGAGAATCATCCGATTAGAAAAGCAGGCCGAAAAGCTGAGTCAGAACTTACATAGCAGGGGAGTACACGTGAATACGAGCAATCGCTTCTGCATTACGTTTGAGGGAGAACTGGCTAAGGATAAAGTAGACAAGTTTATGGTTTGGGCTGCTGGTGCAAGAGGGTGGTCATTGAATTGTAGAGATCTGGACCTGAGCGATATAAAACAAGACGCGAGCCACTTCTATCAATCTGAATATCAGCGATTTAAGGAGAATCAGTCCTATTGGCAATCACTATTACATGAATCAATACCACACATGGAAGTTGATGAAAGTGAGCTTTCTTATTGGTATAGCATTACGGCAGATTATCTCGAGGGGCGGCTTTTTCCAATATTGAGTTAGTCCGGTTTGTGTCGTCATAAGAACTTAAAGGTTAGAGTAGTGAACCGCTATTTCTTAAAGTTGATTTAAAGTGCTATTGTTTGCATAAAAATCTGAGCTGTAGGCCACATAAAGGCTATTGATTATTTGCTCGTCAGTTATGTGAATGTTATCCAACGGCTTTGTTTGTTCGAGGGATACGAGTATGAAGCATAATTTGAGTATAGTTGGACGAAAAACGAATCGTCCTAGTAATCCAACTGCAGCTGAGTTGGCCTTAGATCGTTTTGATGCGTTAGTCGACGATTTCTATAGCAAGTATCGTGTTGCCCCACCTGCGGGCGAAACTGAACAGCAAAGAGCAAAACGATTGCAGTTTGAAGCACAAGACTTGAGGTTTTTGAAAAAAATGAGGATTGAACTCATTGCTCATGCTCGAGTTGAAGATATGCAAGCTAAGTTGCAATCGTACTCTGCAGAAAACTTAAAAAAAAATGCGAAAGAGTTGTTCGTTGAAAAGCATCATCCGACGACGAAACTAGCTAATAACCTAACCGCTGCAGGAGAGCCTAAACCAACTAAAAACCATGAGCCTCACCATATCATTCCTGGCTCGGGAAGGTTTAGAAAAGCAGAAATGAGAGCCGCAAGATTAAATTTGCACATGCATAAAATTGGCATAAATGCGCCCGTAAATGGTGTTTGGTTAACAAATTATGCGAAGCATACGGACTTTAACTGGGAAGCACCTAAGTCTCCGGCTCACCGTTCGATCCATACATTTAATTATGAAACTTGGATTAGTTCCAAATTTTCGAAGGGTATTCCGAGTAAACAGCACTTTGAGGCTAACTTACTTCGGGTCAAAATGGAGTTAAAGAGTGGCACCTACCCTAAAGAGGTCTTGGAAGCTAAGAATGACGTTTGGAAAGGATGATGACGGTTTATAAAATTACAGATGATTTAACTAAGTTTCAGTCGGTATGTTCTGGCCCAGATGAAATCGCTACTCAGTTGGGGGATTTCGACTATTTTGAGAGAATCTTATTGCAGGCTGTTGAAAATAAATCTCTGAAAGATATTTGGAAACCTTCAGAGGTCGAGTTTGAAGATGTGTTAACCGACAACTCTGTATTGCCTGATATTAGTTTATGGTTACGAACATATCTTGTTTTATCGCCGAGGGCATATGAAGCTTTAAATAGTTGCTTATCTGAAAGCGGGGATTTTTTACCTGTCAACTATCAAGGTGAACAATGGTATTTCTATACATCGCTGACTTTTGGAAAAGAAGATAGACAAAAGTGTGTAGAGAAGATCTCATATGGAAGCCCTGATGGGTTAGAGGTTCTTGCATTCATTGATGATGATGTGAAAGATAAAGTGATCTTTAAATCAAGATTAGAAGGGGCCAGCAACTTATACTGTACAGGCAGGTTCAAGGCTATGTGCGAACAAAACCAGCTTAATGGCATCATATTTTCTTCTAATCTGACAGATCCATTCAGTTAACGAATAACTTGATTTTAAACAACCCTTCCGCAAAAAAAGCAGAGCGAGAGCTCTGCTTATATTCAATATTAGAAACCTAGGGTTTAATTCTCGGAGTTCTGTCAATAACTGTACGGAGCATCGCGAGTCACAGGTCAGCGATCAGCTATCCCGAATACTTGAACCAATGAAGGATAGGGCGACTTCACCACCAAATGTTGATGAAACGGCACTGGCCGCACTGCTAAAAGGCAGCAGTTTACGCATTGATAATGAGACTAGTATCCAAATCCGCGCAGCGGAGGTCGATGAGTACGGCAACGTTCGTCCAGCTCAGCTGGTTGAAGTTACCCGCACACCTGCAGAAAACAATAGTTGGATGAATTTTGAAGGTTGGGATCAGGCATTAGCCCAACCAGAACAGAAGACAGAAGAGTACCAACAACCAGACCTGTCGTTCTTCCCAGAGATGGAAGATGATTGGCCGTTGATGTGATACTTAAGGATTAGTTCCAGTAGATGTTGAGTTATCTTGTACGAGTAGGTCACATCGCTGGAGACACCTCTCAGCGGTACTTATAGCATCTTGCGCACTTTGTAGATCAGGAGAATCAGAAAGTTCATAATCAGCTACTTGTCTTCGATCTCGTTCTTGTTTCAGCATATAAGCGAGCCCTTTTAAAGAGTTAAAGGGAAGGCTTTCATCATTTGCTGCATCTGTTTGAAGGTAGTGTATTAGTGAACCGTGATAGCCTTTATTGGGATACAATATTTGTTCGTGATCCAGAATAGATAGCACTTTATGGTACATACCGTAGTAACAGCGACTTATGCATGAGCGTATATTAATTTCGTTTTGCTCTAACGCCATAAGTTCCTTGGCTTGCTCAAAAAAGTCTTCTGCTTTAACCGGCATATGCTTCTCTCATTTTGATCATTGTTCCTCGCACTGACTCAAATCTAGCGACTAAAGGTAACGTATCCAAATTAGCTTCAATGATTTTTTCACCTAAATCCCAGTTTAAATCCGCTGTTAGAACCTCTTCAGATTCAATCTCAACAAAATAAACAAGACTGATGTAGTCACCCTCATGTGAAATAGACATGCGACATTTATTAAGAACCAGATGTGGATTCTGCTCTACTATTTGTGCTGCAAAGTCACTTACGCTACCAAAGGCTTCTAGTGGAATCCGCAGTGTCTTATGACCATGCTCCATGACTTCTTTCATAAATAATAACCTTTTATACATACCTTCGTACGTCTCAATGAGATTACATTTTTTAAGAACGTCGAATAGAGTCGAACAGATATGATAATTAGGTAAGCAATCGACGATTAACTCGTAGGCATAAATCAAGCCTGATTGCCCCACATTATCAACAGTATCTAACGCTAAACTCAGCAGTGTTTTAGGAAAACCGTTAATAGCTAAGGTCGTAAGGGAGTTGTTAAACGTTGCTGGGTGTTCAAAAAAATCCAGGCACTCCAAGCAGAGAGATTTAGCTTTTTCTTTATCGCCAGATGCAGTGTAGATTAAAGCAAGAATAGAAAGAGATTGCTCATACGAAGGCAATTCTTTTGCTGCTTTTACAAAACGAGCTTTTGCCATTTCGTTCAATGGAGTGTCAGTAGTAATGTATTCTAATACATCAGCCAACAAGCCGTTCGCTTTGGTCTCTGCTGCAATATGCAAATTTAGCCACCTAGTACATTGAAATATATAAGATCAGAGAAACAGACAAGATGAATGCATTCATATTGTCGTGTTTTTAACCGATTTGAGAGCGCCAATACTACTAGAGCCTATTAACATGAGCAACAAGTACAACGTCAAATTATACCCTATATCGACAATACTCAGCCTTTATCAGCTACTATCGAACTCTTAAGCGTCTAGCAAGTATAGACTATTCTCGAGTTAGTCAATCAGTCACGAAATTCTAGATTTGCGTCCACATATTAGATAGTTGCAGCCTGCTTAGATTGACCTAGACATGGTTAAACAAAATTCCTAATGAGTGAATTATGTCTAAAAACCACCGTGGAAACCTGTATGGATATACAGTATATTTCATTGGTGATTAGTAAGGGTGTTGATATGTCGGATAAAAATCAAAACGATATCATGTTGTCTGCTTTAGAGATCGTCATTGATGGTGTAGCAAATAGTGAGGCGACAGAGCGAACTCGAGCGGCAGGTGCATACATAGCAGGCTTAATACTGGCGGATGCGAAAGGGCAGTTGGACTCCAAAAAACAAAAAGCCATCTTGAGTATTATCGAGATGGCTTGCGAAACGGAGAGTACTGCTTTTATGTCGAAGTAATTTACAACATAGATAGTTGGTGTTTGAGCTGTTGCCGTGCCTCTGTCGGCAACGCCTTACACAAGTTGAATGCTAGTTGGCTTGTCGTTTTTGCAGATGGGCTCAACGTATGGCTGTAAGACAAATTCATCACAAATGTATGTCCACACTCTGGGTCACTACAGCTGCAATACAAATCTGAATGACTGTTGGTTAAGCGGTTGGATTTTTGGATACGGCTTTTGCTTCCACACTCCGGGCACAACACTCTCATATAAAACACCTAGCTTATTGACTGACTTAATAATCATACGTCAAAAGGCTGTGTTTTTATACAGTTTTGGAGGGATGGTTAGGCAGTATCTCCATGTATTAAATTGAAATTAAGGCGCAAGTGTTTAGGCACCTCTGGGTCTGAGTTCACCTCATCCATAATCAGCTCACACACCGGAATGATCTCATCCTTGGCGTATTCACTGCCTATCTTCGTTGGGTCGCCTAAACTGGTCGTGCCCTGCGGAATAATCCCTGCTTTACCTACTGGGAAGCGGTGGCCGACAAGAATATCCTGCGCGGTAATATTTTTGATGCGCTCAAATTCATCTTTGGTGGCGATATCACCAACTGGAATCAGCTGAATCCCTTTCTCTTTGCCGTTCGGAATGTTCACAAACATACTGCGGAAGTTACCCACGCCTTTAGAACTGGCGATCTTTTCCTTCAACATTTTTTCATCATCTTCGCTAAGGCTAGGGTCGGTAGCGTAGAAGATAAAGCCCATGTGTGCGCCGTTCTTGTAGTAGCGACGGCGGAACAAGGTGGCGTCTTTATTCAACAAGCTGCTTTGAATGCTGCCAAGATAATCCGCCAAACCGTAGATTTGCTGCTGCGGGTCGTACTGAGGCAAGAAAATAACATCTTCCTTTTTATATTCGCGTTGCTGGTTGTCGCGTTCCAGAATGACGAAATTGCCGTTTTTGCGTCTGCGAAGGTACATGCCAGGTAATGGATGCAAACGAACCACACGTTTGAAGCCATCGCGGATTTTAAGAAATGCAGCATCACCAAAGGTGAAGTAATCACGGCAAAAAGCTTGGACGTGTCGGCGGCGGATAGCGCCTCCATTTTGGAATCGTCCGGCTACGTAATTGGCCCGGGCTATCAACAGTGAGCCATGATAGGCGTTGGCGCGCGCGATATCCGCTAAGCCACTGCGTGAAATCGGTGGTTCCCAATAGTTGTCGGCATCGTTGTAAAACAAATCTGAATAGGTGGTCATCCAACTGTTTGAGTCGATGGCCTCTGGTGAGGAGTCGATGTGATAGACCGACTCTGGCGTGTGTTCTTCTTGTTTGACTAAAGTGTTCATTTGCTCGGTCATGCTGCAGTGGCCCAGGTTGATTTAGTTGGTGTTGAGTGATCTAACGGCTCGTTAATGATGGCGTGAGAGATTGCCCAGAATGCATCGGCGTGTCCGGTCGTTTCGCTGCGTTCTGCTTTAAAGGTCATGGCGTTACCGCTGGCCGTTGGGACGCGCTTAATCGCCATAAACGCCATGGCAATGTCTTTGTGTTCGGCATCAAACTGCAGGCGTTTGGCTTCTACTACGTCAATCATCTTCATTACCAAGCGGTTTTTGTTTTCGTTGCTATAGTGGATGGCGTGAGCTTCACGTGGGTATTTCTTCGAAATTAAGTCCCAAACACCGCCGCCAATACCAGTGGTGTCGACTCCGATGTAAGTCACTTTGTAGCGCTGAAAGACTTTCTCTATTTCTGAAACGTGATATTGAAAGTTAAGCCCTTTCCAATAGTGTTTTTCTAATACACGGAAACGTTCACCCGCTACAGCAGGTGGAGCGACAACCACCAAACAGGCATTGTCTCGGGTTCGGCTTGGGTCGTAACCCAACCAAACTTCTCGAGTGGCAAAAGGGCGTTTGTTATTTGGTTTGAAGTCTTGCCAGTAAGCAGCATCCACCATGCCTTTTTCAAGGTCAGAGAATTTGAAGACAGACAGCGAACCGTCGACAAACACACACATAAACAGGTTTTTGAAATCATCATCGCTGTATTCTTCGCGCAGTTCGTCAATGTCGAATAGGTCACAGCCACCGTTTGCCGCATCTTCAATGGTGACAACATAACGCCACTGTTTGTCGGGGCAGAGTCGCCCGTCATCTCGAAATTCATCAAAGGTCGGGAATTCGACATGGGCGCGAGAGTCTTTGCCTTTGCGCCACTGGTCTCCAGTCCAGAACGGGTAAGCCTGATGCATTTTTGATGATGGTGTAGAAAAGTAGGTTTTGCGCCATTTCTTATGCGTTGCCATCGCCGAAGCAAGTTTGTTCAGCTCATCGAACTTAGGGATCCAGAAGTATTCATCGACATAAACGTGGCCGTGGTAACTCTGTGCGGTTTTGCTGTTTGTGGACAAAAAGCGCAGTTCGGCACCGTTGGAAAGAATAATAGGATTGCCGGTTAACTCGATGTCTAAGAACTCTTTACCAATCGCAATGATGTAGCTGCGGAAAACTTCAGCCTGTGCGCGTGATGCAGAAAGAAAGATTTGGTTATCACCAGTCAGAATCGCATCTTCTAAGGCTTCACCACTGAAATAGTAAGTAGCACCAATCTGGCGAGACTTGAGAATATTACGAATACGCTGTTTGATGTTGTTACGCATCGTGTGCTGGTATTCGAACAGGGATTCGTGCCAGCCTTTAAAGTCATCTTCTGTTAGGTGCTCAATGCTGTTTTTCTTACGGCTTTTTTTACGGTTGCCATTACTGCTGCTTTGTTTTGATGAGTCACCATCACTCTTTGGTGAGCTGCCTTGTGAAAGGTGTCGCTCTGCTTTGGCTTTTGCATCAGCGTGAGCTTTTAACAGCTTAACGTGGTGATCGATTAGCTTGTCCATTTCCTTGAGCTGCTGATCGGTTTTCTCATCCTTATCTATCAGCACCGCTAAACGACGGTTAATCATCTGCTCTACAGACAATTCATCCAACAACAACGCCCAGCCGAATTTCTCCGCCCAGGTATAAAGGATGCGCTCACTATTAAGATTCAGTTGCGCTGCAATTTCTTTTGGAGGAACACCGCGTAAATAGAGCTTTTTCGCGGCTTCTCTTATTTCATCTGAATATGCCATAGCTGCATCATACGCGCCGAAAACTTGCAGATGACCTAGATAAATTCCTGAAAATTCTAGTTTTGGCAAAATCCGAATTGGTAGGAATTGAAGTGGCTGAAAGCCGTTATTCAAAGGCGTATTGTTTGCTCACACCGATATGTGAATGACAAGTTTGAGTACCAAAATGCCAAAGATTAGTGACTGGAAAATCATTGCTACTGAGGGGCCAACCGTAGACGGGCGTAAGATTACCCGTGATTGGATTGAGCAAATGGCGGCAAGCTATGACCCGAAAGAGTACACCGCACTAATCTGGCCAGAGCACCGTCGATTCTATGGCTACGGTGAAAACTGGGGCAATGTTGTTGAGCTTAAAGCTGAAGAAGAAGATGGCAAATTACGTCTGTTCGCGAAGCTTGAGCCAAATGAATTCATGCTGGAAGCCAACCGCAAAAAGCAAAAGCTGTTCACATCCATCGAGCCAAATCCCGATTACAAGGGCGAAGGGCGTTGCTATTTAATGGGCCTAGCTGCGACTGACTCCCCAGCCTCCACTGGTACCTCGCTCCTTCAATTCTCTCGTCAATCTGGCGAAACAACCGAATTAGAGTGCAGTGCATTGGAAGAAGTCGATTTTTCCGAGTGCTTCACGCGCAAAGACCGCTTTTTCGCGGCATTTAATGAATTTTTCTCTTCTGGCGATGAAGAGCCAGAAACTCCATCAAAAGTAGAGGACACCGATGTGACCGAAGAGCAACTTAAAGCAGCACTGAAAGAGCAGTTTTCTGCATTCAAAGGCGAGTTCAAGCAAGAACTGAAAGAAGAGTTCAATTTGCAAGACGAGCCAGAAACACCAGAGCTAGAAGAGCAGGGCACAAGCGTTGAGCAGTTCTCTGCCACTCTGGACGAAAAGCTAAAACCGTTAATTGAGAAAGTGAACGGTCTCGAAAACCAATTCGCTGAACTTTCACAGGAAGTACCAGGCCAAGAGCCGAACCCATCGGGTACCAGTGAGAAGTTCTCATCTGAGGAGATTTTTTAATGCTGAATGCACTATCTACCACCTACCTACAAGAGTTTTGTGCAGCGACGTTAGCAGCAGCAAATGCTCCGCAGGGTACTCAGTCATTTAACCTAACACCACCAATGGAAACCAAGCTTCGTCAGGCGATCATGGAGTCTGATGCTTTCCTTGGCATGGTCTCATTGCTGCCAGTTCAGCAAATTAAAGGTCAGGTTGTTGATGTGGGTGATGATGGCCTGTCTACAGGTCGTAAAGACAGTGGTCGCTTTAGCGTTGAAGTCGGCCAAAGTGGTAATACTTACGAGCTGACTAAGACGGATTCTGGCGCACATATCTTGTGGGAAACCATGACTCAGTGGGCAAACTCAGGCTCAAAAGGTCAGTGGTTGACCATGATGAAAAACGCCATCTCTCGCCGTTTCGCATTAGACATGTTGCGCGTTGGCTTTAATGGTACGTCTATCGCAGCTAACACAGACCCAGTCGCTAACCCGCTTGGTCAGGATGTTAACAAAGGTTGGTTAACCATCGCGAAAGAGAAAAAGGCGAGCCAAGTTCTTGCTTCAGCCCAACTCGACCCAACAGGCGCAGCCGCGGATTCATACAAAAACCTAGATTCGTTGGTTCAAGACCTGATCAATACCACGATTGCACCAGAGCACCGTCAAGACCCTGATCTTGTGGTTCTCGTCGGTTCAAACCTGGTCGCAGCAGAGCAGCACCGTTTATTGGAATCAGCAAACACACCAACGGAACACAAAGCCGCGCAGCAGTTAGCCAAAACCATTGCGGGTAAAAAGGCCTATACGCCGCCGTTCTTCCCTGCCGATATGGTTTGGGTAACCAACACTAAAAACCTGCAAGTACTCACGCAGGAAGGGACGCAGTGGCGCAAGCAGAAGAATGACGAAGACGAGCTTCGCTTCAAGCAAAACCACATCCGTATGGAAGGTTATGCAATCGGCAATCTAAATAAGTTCGCTGCGATTGAAGCGGTCACCGTTGTTGAGCCTGTCGCTTAAGGAGTAATGCATGGTTAGCCCATTAGCAAAACAGCGCCGAAAGCTCATTGAACAGCAAGCTAACCAGTCTGCACCGGAAGCCGTTTCCGGTGCAGATACCGACAGCCTGCACATCAAGCTGATTGAGTTTGAAGAAGACCGCAAGTATTTGCGCTCATTCAATGCCATCGCTGATCGAATTAAGCACAAACGTGAAGTGCTGGTACCGAAGTACAAGCCGTATGTTCAAGCCTATTTAGAAAGTGGCGAAGCGTTCGAAAACCCAATCTTTACCAACATGGTGGTTTGGCTATTCGACGTTAAAGAACTGGATACAGCGATTGATTGGTGCATGAAAGCCATTGAGCTGGACTTACCAACGCCAGAAAACTTCCGCCGTGATTGGCCGACGTTCTGTGCTGACGAAGTGTTGGCATGGGCGGAGATTGAATCTGAACGTGGTCATTCCATCGAACCTTATTTCTCCCAGGTATTCGAAAAGGTAGAGAAAGAGTGGCGCTTGCACGAGAAGGTTCACGCCAAGTGGTACAAGTTCGCGGGTTTATACCTGATTCGAAATGAAGAAGGCCAGCCGCAAGCCACTGCGGTTGGCAACGTAGAAACGTTGGAAAAAGCTTTGGCTCTGCTTCAACACGCTCACGATAAGAACAGCAAAGTGGGGGTGGGTACCCAAATCAAGAAGATTGAAGCCCGTATTCGCGCCATTAACGAAGGCAAGAATCTGTAAAGACTCCTACGCCACCGCGCCTCGGCTGGTGAGGTAAGAGAAGCCAACCGGCTAACTCGATACCGTCGACCCAGTGGCTAGAGGCGCCCTAATTTAAATAAGCAAGGAACCGTTATGAGCTTTGGCGGAAATGTTAACAGCGCAGTCGATATCGCCATACCAGGTGAAGGGTGGCCGGATTTATCCACGGCTGAATTTCGTAGTTTACGCCGTGTTCCCCATACGTTTGATAACGACTCTTTGAACTACGCGGTGACCATCGCCGCGCTGAATATTCAAGGACGATTAGAAAGCTTGATCATAGATGGTGAAAAGCCAGTGCTGAGCAACCCGAAAATCATGCTCTATAAACGTGCGGTTTATGGTCGGGCTCACGCCGAGTTGCTGAAAGAGTTTGCGACCCAAGACCGCCGAAAAGAAGGTGAAAGCGTGGCAACGGATGAACCGGAACAAGAGGCACGTTTTCTCGCCCAGAGTAACAAAGATGTGCGTGCGCTCCTTGGCCGCAGTGCGAATGGGATTGACTCGATATGAGCGAAACCACTTACAACAAAACCAAGCTTGAGCACCTGACGGACTACATCGTCAGTCACCTGAATTCCAATGTGCTCGATAACAAAATCGATGCCTGGCAGGAAAACGGCTCCATCGTGCCAAACGGTGAAGACAGAGGGAACGGTGGTTATATCGCGTGTTACTGGAAGTACAACGCAGTGGTCAGTATTGAAGAGTTTCCACACCGACTTCTCGACCCTCGCTGCTTACTTGCTTTGGTTGCCTGTTGGCTGAGCGATTACGACACCACGCGTAATGAAGATGAGTTAGGCGACCCAGACCTTTCGGTTGATGTGATCAGCAGTGAAGTAGCCGACGTTGCCATTGAACTGGAAATGATGGAGCCGATTGAGCTGATCCCTGACCCCGCGGGAATGATCACTTGGCGAGGGGAAACCTACCGAGTGCAGGCCGTTGAAATCTACACCGCAGAAGAAGCGGAGTTGGTGAATGAAGCCGCAAATTAAGTTCAATGAGCGCGATGTGCTCAACATGCAGGAAAAGCTGGCCATGCTGGCTCTGCCACCTAAAAAGCGAGTCTGGATACTGAAAACCCTTGGCCGTTGGGAAACGACCAATACCAGAAAGCGCATTCGGTCCCAAAAAGACGTTAACGGACGCGCTCTGCAACCAAAGAAAGGAAAGAAGAAAGGCAAGGTTTTAAAGCGGATGGCAAAGGGCTTAACGCCTTATGTGAGAAACGCCAACCAGCTTGATTTGACTTGGAGTAACAAGTTAACCGCAAAAATCGCAGCAAGGCACCACCTTGGTCAAAAGCAAAAAATGACCAAGCGCCAAATGCAAAAGCGATGGGGTAAACCGGATTACTCAGCACCTTGTACCAAGGGGCAAGCGAGAAAGCTAAGAGAACTGGGTTACACGGTACCGAGAAAAAGCGGCAAAGGACGAAAGAAAGCCAGCTTACGTGAGTTGATGGCAACCATCACCCATGGACAAGCAGGACAGCTCATTCGAGAACTCTCTAATCAGCCAAATATCACCAGTTGGGATATTCCATTAGCAGAGCGTCAGATTCTCGGTAGTAAAGAACGTGAAGTGAACCGCCAGCTCATCAAGATATTTGAGCAGGCAAAACAGAGGAAATAACCAATGGCAACCGGAAAGGTAGAGGTTAACAATCTCAATTTGGCACAAGGCGGTATCCCTGAGATAGAACGTCACGTGCTTTTCATCGGGCGCACTGACAAGGCAGAACTGCAAGGCAAAGTGACCCGCATTAATAACATGACCAACCTTGACGAAGTTGTCGCCGATGATGCGCTTGGTCTTAACGTGAAAGCCGCTCAGCTCAACGGCAAACAAAACTGGACGGGTGCGATTGTTGGTTTAGCCGATGGTGAAACATGGCAAGACGCCGTTGATTTAGCGAACCTGACTGACTCATTCGAAGGCATTGCCATTTGTGACCCAGTCACGGTCAAAACTCAGTTTGATGATATGCAGTCGAAAGCAACCGAGCTGACTAGCAAACTTGGTCGCTGGGTGTTCTTCCTCGCCGCTTGTGCGGGCATTGATTCAACCCCTGATACAGGCCAAACGTGGGCAGAGTACGAAACCGCCATGCTTGACCTGGTGAAAGATGTTTCTGCAAACCTCGTGACACCCGTTCCTCAGCTTAACGGCAATAACGTGGGTGTACTTGCTGGTCGTCTATGTGATCGAAACGTCACGGTAGCAGACAGCCCAATGCGTGTCGCAACAGGCTCAGTATTGAGTTTGGGTGACATGCCAACGGACAGCGCAGGCAAAGCATTAGAGATGAGCACCATCGCTACGTTGGCCGATGCACGTTACTCATTGCCGCAATGGTATGCCGATTTAGAAGGGGTGTACTGGTCGGACGCAACCACATTGGAAGCCAAAGGCGGCGATTATCAGTACCTCGAATACGTTCGTCCAGTTCACAAGCTTAACCGCCGTGTCCGTATCAAAGCGATTCGACGTATTGCCGACCGCATTCTTAACTCAACGCCTGCAAGCATTGAGCTGAACCGCACTTACTTCCGAAAAGATATGCGTGATATGTCGAAAACGACAGAAGTTGGCGGCATTACCTTCCCTGGTGAAATCATGCCGCCAGAAGATGGTGACGTCACCATTCAGTGGGTAACCAAAACCAAAGTGTCGATCGGTTTGATGGTTCGCCCTCATAACTGCCCGAAACACATCGTGGTCAACATCGCGCTTGATCTTACTAACCCTGCAGATTTGGAGGCGTAATCCATGAGAATTTCTGGCAAGAACATGCATTTCTCTTTGGGTGACTACAAGCTCAAAGCACAAAAAGTCTCGTTATCCATTACCGATAATTCCGCCGTCAATAAAACCTCTGGTGTGCCAGATGGTTACGTCGACGGAGATGTTGAGGCTAGTGGTGAAATGGAGCTGACCACGCAGCAATTTAACCTGCTAAGCAAAGCAGCGAAACAAGCCGGCTCTTGGCGTGGAATGCCTGATTTTGACGCGCTGTTCTACGGCAAGATTGATAAAGATGAGCTCAAAATTGAAGCCTTCGGATGTCGTATCAAAATCTCTGACCTACTTGATGCCGATTCGAATGGCGGTAGTGCATTAGTTCACAAGCTGCCGTTCGAGGTGACAAGCCCAGACTTTGTCAGCATCAACGGTGTGCCGTACCTACGTCCGGATGAAACCGAAGATTTGGTTCAATAACAAGGAGGCATGATGGCAGATGTTATCGACCATGCCTGCGGTATTGAAACCCAATTCACAGAAGTGGCGCTTGCCAACCAACTGGCAAGGGCTAAGCGAATTGAAGAACGGGAAAGCGCACATGAATGCGGCGAATGTGGCGACCCAATCCCAGAAAAACGCCGCCAAAAAGTACCAGGTTGCATCTACTGCACCCAGTGTCAAAGCGAATTGGAGCGAATGACCCGATGAATTTAGCAAAGCTCTTTGTTGAGAAAATCATGAAGCCAGTCCTTGACCACTTAGATATGGCATCCGGTGGTAAAGGCACAATGAACACTCAAGCGGCCATTAATCTGATCCTGATGATTATTGCCCATGAGTCTGGAAAGTTTACTTACTCAAAACAAGTACGTGGTCCTGCATTGGGCTTTACCCAAATGGAGCCAGCCACCTTCAACTGGCTTGTCGAGTGGTTAGGTAACAGCCGCCCTCACTTGTTGGATGCACTGTCGATGTTTTGCCCCGTTGAGCACTTAGACCCTCGTTACATGGTGATTTCACCCGAGTTCGCAGTGGCAACCGCACGACTCAATTTAATTCGGTTCCCAGAAGCCTTGCCAGAAGCCGATGACCTAGAAGGTTTGGCTCGGTACGCGAAGAAGTACTGGAACACAAGCGCAGGTAAAGCAACAGCAGAAGATTACCTAAAGGCATATCAATCCCTAATCGGAGAAGCAGCATGAATTTCTTAACTGGAATCGTTGGCAAGACATTGTTGGAAGTACTGAAAGGTCTGTTCTTTCAAATCAGTTGGTCAATCATCCTTGAACGTTTCGCCACACGCTCAGTGGTGTGGGGCTTAGAAACCCTAAAAGGCTTAACTAGCAATGATGTGATGCAAGAAACTGTGGATGACATCATCAACGCATTACAAGGCAAACGCTTAAAAGAAATTCCACAGAAGGAATAGCGATGGATTCATCATGGATATCGGCGATTGTGGCAACGATAGCGCTGCTTATCGCCATCATCAATGTGGTTTTCGGCAGAACGGATAAAGGGCAAAACACCGCCCGAGACCATGACCGTCGTATCCATGCCAATGAGCTAGCCACTGAGCGACTGCGCGGTGATGTCGCCGAAAAGTACGCCACTAAGCACGAACTACGGGAAGCCGTAGATGATTTGAAAGATTCTATAAACGGACGATTCGACCGTTTAGAAACCAAGTTAGATAAAGAGAGAGATGTAGCATGAGCAAACAAATTGCACTAACGGTTGGTGATGCAGATATCACGTTTGTCCCGACAGAAGCAGATTACAACGACTACATGAACGCGTTGGCACAGGGGGAAATCGTGAACTCTGCGCATAACTTTCTGATGAACACCGTTACAGAAGAAAGCAAAGAAGTATTCCGTGAACTGACGAATGAGAATCCAGGAGCTGCGATTCAGGTTGTGGGTGAAGTTCTCAAGGAATACACGCCGAAGCTGCAAATCAAAGTAAAAAAATAGATGCCCTTGTTCGGGCTATGGACTCCAACGAGCTCGAACAAATGCTCACCTGGCGCCGTAAGTGGTTGCCGGGTGAGACAGACAGCGAAGAGAACCTTGCAAGGGCAATTTGGTTAGAAACGAAGTACTGGCAGAACATGCAAAGCACCATGGCTAACGGTGTGGCAAAGGCATTTAGTGGTTAACCCATCGGTAATAGGACGCATCAATGCTACCAGAAGCACTCACATTTAGAGTTGGACTGATAAACCAGATATCAAAACCTCTGGGTAACATTCAGCGTCAACTAAATGATGTCACCAATACCTATCGTAAGGGTACACATACCATGATGGCGGGTACCGCAGGAATGGTGGGTGCAGGTTTTGCGCTGCAAAATGCATTGATGCCTGCGATTGAAATGGATCGTGTTCTGGGCGAAGTAAAATCATTGGGCGTGGTTGATGAACAGCTTCAGCAACTGAGTGACACGGCGCTTAATTTTGCGGTGGATTACGGCAAGTCGGCAACGGAATTCGTGGCGGCTTCGTATGACATTCAGTCGGCAATTTCAGGATTAGCAGGTAATGAACTTTCCGAGTTTACCCGCGCCTCTGGTGTGCTTGCGGCGGCGACAAAAGCCGATACCTCAACCATTACCAATTACGTTGGCACCATGTACGGCATTTTCCAGAATAGCGCGAACCAAATGGGTAAAGCCGACTGGGTGAACATGCTTGGTGGGCAGACTGCACGAGCGGTTCAGATGTTTAAGACCACCGGTGATCAGATGTCGGCTGCGTTTACCTCTGTGGGCGCTTCGGCTACCTCTGTTGGTGTGGGAATGACTGAACAGATGGCAATCCTTGGTACGTTGCAAGCCACGATGAGTGGTAGTGAAGCGGGTACCAAATATCGTGCTTTACTTGCAGGTGCGGCAAAGGCTCAAGATGCGCTGAATATGTCGTTTACCGATGCACAAGGTCAGTTGTTACCGATTGTCGATATTTTGAATCAAATCAAAGGTCGATACGGTGACACGATTTCGGTAGCGGAAGCGGCAGAGTTAAGTAAAGCATTTGGTACTCAAGAAGCCACGGCAATGATTCAACTGCTGATGCAAAACACGGATGGACTTGCGAACTCGATTGATGAACTCGGTAAGGTCAATGGTCTCGATGTGGCTGAGCAAATGGCCGGAGCAATGACCGACCAATGGGAGCGCCTAGAGCAAGGTGTGTTTGCTGTTCGCGCGGCATTTGGGCAAGCCTTGTTACCAGTGATCCTCCCTGTAGTGGAAATGTTTGCCAACGGCGCAAAAGAAATCATGCTCTGGACGAAACTCTTTCCAAACATTACCAAGTACATTGGTTTAGCGGCAGTCGCTTTACTCGGTCTGGTTGCTGTAGGCGGAATGATCACCGTGCTTACCGGAGCAGTGACAGTCGCATGGGCCACCTTCGGCCTTGGTGTGACTGCAATCAAAGGCGCAACGCTCGCCATGTGGTCATTCTCTAAGAGCGCAATGGCCGCGATGTGGTCAGTAGTCAAACTCACGGCTGCCTTACTTGCCAATCCAATTACTTGGGTCGTTATCGGTATCGTTGCTCTCATCGGTGCAGTCGCTGCATTGGTTTACTACTGGGACGATTTAAAAGCGGCATTCCTTACTTTTACCACCTTGGCAAAGCAAGGCTGGAATGACTTCCTGTTTGCGATGCAAAACACAGAGGCATTCCAAGCTGTTGTGGGTTTGGCTGAAAGCATGCGAAACGCGTTCATGAGTGTATTTAACTGGATTATTGGTAAGTACAACCAAGTCATGGACATGGTGAAAAGTGTCACTGACTGGATACCAGGGTTCGGTGGCGATGATGATACCAAAGTGAAATCGACCTCCGTAAACGGTGCAGAGGCAAGGCTTCAAGTCCAGCCAGGTGGCGCAGCCAAGAGCATTGCCAATTATCAAACCAGTTCGACTAACTACGGTGGTGTGGCGATTTATCCAACCTACATGAACAGCCCGCAAGACATGGCGAGTGAAATAGAAATGGCGGCAGGTTAATGGCGGATTACAAATACCAAGACATTTTGATTGAGAACGGGGATGTGGTGCTCGATGCAGGCCGTAACCCAATCTTGATTCAAGACCGTGCGGTGATCGCCCAAGACATCAAACACGCCATCATCGAGAGCAATTTAGCAGTGGATTTAATTGCTGAGCGAAGCCCATCAAAGAAAGCAGATATTCGCACCAAGTTGGAATTGCTCGTTGAAGAGGACGTTCGATTAGTACCAGGTACCGTGCGTTTGGATGAGCCGACCGAGGGCACGATTTACGTATTTGCTGACACCATGGACTTTGGCGAGTTGCGATTAGAGATAGTGAATAACGGAGAGCGTTAATGACTGATATTCCAAAACCAGACTATTCCGAACTGGTGAAGCAATCGGGTATCCCAACTGATAAAGACGGCTGGAAGAAAGTGCTCAAGGAAGAAATGAACAAAGAAGAATGCATCATTTCCAACGACTCGCCGTTTTCTCCTTTCTGGCGTCTCATCGAGTCAACAGTGGTTAGTGTGACTCTGTGGCTAATTAACACTCTGTTGGTTGGCTATGTTCTACCAAACATGTTTGTTGCAACGGCGATTGACCAATGGCTCGACCTGTTGGCATGGCAGTGCAAACTCACTCGAAAAGGCGCGACAAAAGCCAAAGGTATGATCGCGTTTCAGCGTTCTGCATCGAAAGGTCCTGCGTTGGTGATCCCCCAAGATACATGGGTTCAAACCGAACCGATAAACGGCACGATTTATCGAGTGAAGGTGCTTGCAGATACCACGATGCCAGAAAACGACAGCATGGTGATGGCAGAGGTCGAGGCGGAGAACGAGGGGGCGGCTTACAACCTAGGTGAAGGTTATTACCACATTTTACCTACTGCGATACCGGGCATCGGCGCGGTGACCAACCCTGCCGAATGGTTGAATGAAGCCGGAGCAGACAAAGAGAGTAATGACGAACTCCGCCTACGTATTCGTAATCAGTGGAGCGCAGTCGCAAGATGGCACATTGATGCGGCTTACCGTTCACTGCTCACCAGTCGCGCAGGAATCAACGACGACAATGTCTATTTTGAGCATAACGCCCCGCGTGGGCCAGGTACCGCAAACGCGCTCATCCTTTTGGACACTGGTGAACCATCGGCAGAAATGTTGGCTGATTTGAATGAATACATCCGTGTCGAAGGTCAGCACGGACATGGTGATGATCTGCAAGTGCTGGCCATGCCAGAAACGACTCACGATATTGTCTGTCGGGTTTGGCCAATTCGTTCATTAACGATGGAAGACCGAGACGCCCTACGCGTAAAAGTGGAGCAGTTCATTGGTGCGGCTTTCCGTGAGAACACCGATTACTCGCCAACGGTCACCAATCCGGTTCTTCGATTCAGTTTTTCAAGGCTTGGGCAGGAGCTGCATGCGCAGTTCTCTGAGATTGAATCCCTCGAATTTGATAACGCCGACATCATCAACAATCTGACGGTACCGCGAATTAACTCTCTGGGGGTGACGATTGAAAATTCCTGAGATTAACCTGCGTTACTGGATGGGCCGAGGCGAGCTGGCTAAGTTCGCCCGAGCCATGCGCAATTACTGGGAACATGTGAGAGCTGCATTCGAAATGCCACTGCAGCAGCATGATCCGTTAACCGCGCCAATGGCACTGGTGAATATTCTTGCCTGGCAACGTGAGATAGAGCGCCTAGGCCAAGAGCCAGAAGAGTTATTTCGAATCCGTGTTGCTCATGCATACGGGTTTGCACGTGACGCAGGCACGATAGCAGGCTGGGAAGATATGTTTGAAAAGCTCGGTTATCCGCACATTGGGCAAGACGAGCGTTTAGCCAATGTGGATTGGGATGTAATTAGTCTAAAAATCCGCGACGGCGATTTAACCAACGTTCCCAAGCTGCTAGATACCGTCATCAGACAATACGGCAGAACCTGCCGCCGCTATCAATACACCAGTTATGTCGAAATGCCGTTGGCCGCTCGAAGCAAGAATGTCGAAGCGCAATACAACACGTCTCACGTTAAGACTCGACTCAACGTTGGCATGCTGCCCAGTGTGCTGAACGTCGACTGCGAATATTACCAAGCCACAGTGAAGGGTTAAGGAATTACTAAACATGGCAAATACCACTGACAAGTCAATTTTAACCGCCGCAGGTAAAGCACTGTTGGCACAGCTCAACGCTGAAGAAAAACCACTTATCATCGACAAGATGATGTTCGCCAACGTACCTAATCGCCCAGAGTTTCCACAACCAGATGATGTGGTACCTACTGACGACATTGTTCATCAAGAGCAGGTTGAACAACGTGGCCGACTTTCTGCAGACTCGGTGATTTACAGCACGACCTTGACCAGCGATGTTGGTCCGTTTGAGTTTAACTGGACGGGTGCTTACTGCTCTGAATATGGCGTATTGGTGACGATTGACCATCACGCGCTTACACCTAAAACGGCCGATGAGCCGGGTGTCGCGGGTAATACCTTGGTGCGTTCGGTCGTACTTGAATACAAAGACATTGCAGAAATCACCAACATCACGGTGGATGCATCTAGCTGGCAATACAACGCCACTGACCGAATGAAGAAGATGGACAGCGATGTGGCGCAATCCATCATCGACCAGAACGGCAAAGACTGGTTTATCGAAGACGGTTTCTTGGTGACGCCTTCGGGCAGCGCATACAACATCAAAGCGGGTGCCGGTTATGTCTCGGGCAACCGTGTGAGCATGGAGTTTGACCGCAGCGTTCAGGTACCCAACAAACCCTCGTTCATCTACATCGACGCGCACCGCGAAGGTACACCGACAGGTGAGCAGGTAACCCTGTTTGATTTTGTCATCACGGCTGAAGAGAAAGACGATTACATCGACTCATCTACTGGTAAAGACATCCCGCATTTCGTGTGCAAAATTGCTCAGGTGCTGGCTGATGGGTCTGTGAGTGATTTGCGTAAACCAAGCGACGTAATTGGAGTAAATACTAAAGTTGTCGCTCTTAAGTCAACTACAGGGCGCACTCTTTCTGAAAGGTTCTCTGAAGTTATTAACGGGTTGGATTATGGAGTAATAGGTGATGGAGTAGAAAATGACTCAGTAAAATTTGAGGAACTAATTAGGTTATCACAAGCCAACAATGCTGCCGTTTACTTTCCTATCGGCACCAAGGTATTTCTAAAAGATGATATTGATGTTAGCGATTTAGCTGGTAGAGCACATTTCTTTTCGGACTTCGCTGGAGATGCCAGAGATTTAAGAAGTTCCGAAATGGCTGAGATTATTTTTAATGATGACGGAAAAGATGAAACAGGACGCACAGGAATCAATGGTGGAGATGATCTAGTCTTCACGCTCGTTAATTTGAGAATTAGAACTCTTTCTAACGATGCGAGAAACCTTTCTGGCAATTTTATCGGGATCAAAGCGAAAGGTACTGACTCGATTGTAAGAGGTTGTGATGTTGTAGGTTTTAAAACTACATTTCACTATTGCGACCTGGGTTATACGTACTGGGGTGGGAACAATTATCATGGAAATCACACCGTACTGAACCATCGTTTAGTGAACTGGCCGCATGGCACCACATTTGTCGATGATGGTTCAATAGGTGCTCAGAATGTTTATATCTATGACTGTCCAGCCTTATGGCATAGTCGTTGGCTAAACGGAGTCTATGAATACAACACTACGCCAATTAAAGATATAAATAGTGGCTGTATGGTGAGTGGTTGTTATTTTGAGCATAACACTAATGGTGGGGTAAATAGTCCAGAAAATGCCGCAGACTTAATTGATGTTAATAACTTTATATACGATAGCGAGAAAGATGGTTTTTACACATCAAATGACGAGACCACTCATGGTTTTGATAGATGCGGAAAAACGAGGTCAACTGGCTCTCTATTAGCTTCAAGAATGATGCATTTCTATGATCGTCGAGGTTACTTATCAGATTTTCTTTCAGCTGCTCGTTCTGGCACGGTCGGTTTTTTACAGTTATTTGATAAATCGGGTCTACTTAAAGGAACCATTTCAGGGTTGTATGGGGATAGTTCCACCAACAGTTTGTCGAAAACGCTGAAATTTACCATTTTCAAAGGGCAAGCTTATGGATTGCCAGCTGACTGGGTATTGGAGAACTTAGGTGTTGGTGATTATCGTATCATGTTTGCTGTAGGTATTAGACCGCCTCATACACAAGTTTCTATTTGTCCAAACAACACGAATGGTGCAGAAAAAGCTGAAGTGCTTTTTAACATGGAAGAGAGTGTGGGAGGAAACTGGAAAACGTATCGAAATGCGAGTTCTTTACGTGTTAAGTCCATATTGGATGGAGTTGCAAGTGATAATACTTGCGTATTTGTAACGATCACTCACGGGTAAAACTATGGCATTACTAAATAATGGACAGTACATCAAAATTGAACGCTTGAGTGGCAACAAAACAATGTTGATTCAGCTTGTCCACCTAAACAAAAAAGATGGGGTAATACTCGAATACTCTCAATATGATTTTCAGCCAAATCTAGAGTCAGTTGGGTATCACAAACAAGCATATGAGTACCTATTAAATCATGCTGATTTTGTGGCAGCAGAACCATGCTAACTCTTAACGGCACCCAAATCTCACTTAAGAACCTGCGCATTAGCGTTCGCCAACAGCTCGCCGGACAAGATATGTCTGGCCAGTCCTCATCGACTGACCAAGCCGAAACAGGTAACAAAGGCAAAGTGTTGTCCATTAGTGGCGTGATCCCATTCAATAAGAGTGAAACCCTAAGCAACCTTTTCACCTTGGCAGGCGGGCAAGACAACAGTGCCCGCCAGATTTATCGCATCAGCAACAATACTGCCGCTGCGCTAAAGATTCGCCAGGTGAAGTTCCAAGGTACTATCCGAGCCGATGAACAAGAGACCAACCGACAATGGAACGTGGCTTTTGAGTTAGTAGAGCACTTGTCCGTTCCAGAGCGTGTTGAACAGCGGCAGGAAGATAAGCTAGCGACACAACAGCAGGTGCAAGGGGTAACCACTCCGGTTGAAACGGGTCAAAGTGAAGACGTTCCGCCGGATACCGGTGTCGAACTCACTGGCATCATGAAGTTTCTCAAATCACTAGACGAAATATTGTCTTAGGGGGAGGTTATGGAACCAAACCACAAATTCGTGTGTCGAGCCTATCTTGGTAGTCAAAAGGTTAAAGCAAAGAACCATCGCATTCTTTTTGATGTTAATACACCTGGTCGCTGCTCAATTTCCGTTGAAGGTTCTCCAAAGGTAAACACCATCATTGCGGTGGACATAGGGTGGGGTGACAGCATCTCGCGGGTATTTCTTGGTTACATCGAACGGGTTCAAGCATCAGAAAAAGGGTGGTCAGAACTGTTTTGTCGCGAGTTAGCGGCATTGTTGTTTAAGCCGCTCGATATCACGCTTCGCCACCCAACGTTAATGCAATTACTCAGCGATGTGACCAACAAAACCGGACTGCAGTTCGTGGTACCAGAAGCGGCCTACAGTAAAACTTCTATCCCATGCTTTTACAGTGACGGCAATGGCTATCGGGTGATGGACGAGCTGTCTCAAGCCTTCGGTATTGAAGACATGTTTTGGCAACAGCAGGGTAACGGCCAAATCTATGTGGGCACTTGGAAAGGCTCTTACTGGGCAGATAAGCCGGTGACTATTCCTGATAGCCTAATGACTCAACACACTGCGGCCAAGTCCGTGAAAATACCCGCGAGCCCTAAGTTAAGACCGGGTGCGATTGTAAATGGCCTGCGCTTGGTGGGCGTTGATTTCCAAGGAACAGAGGTGAAGCTGACATGGACGTAAATGCAATTAAGCGGATCATCTTCCGATTGTTTCCAGAACTGACCGGACGTTGGCATTTGCCTCGTTGGGGTAAGGTGGTTGCGTTACCTGAGCTGCCGGAAGAGGGCGACATGTCTGATCGCTTTTATCCGCATTATGCTGTGGATGTTCAGCTGCTCGATGAGAAGGGCGTGGAGTTCAAAGATAAATCACCACTTCAGGCAGTACCACTTCCAATACCAGGTGTGGGTGAATACGCCGGTAGACTGGAGCCACCGGCAATCGGAAGTATCGTAGAAATAGGCTTTATGTTCGGCCAACCGGATAAGCCCTTTATTCGTTGCGTGCTGCCATTGGGATTCAAGTTGCCAGCGATTAAGCAAGGCGAAAGCCGTTACCAACAACGCCAAGGTGTTTACCAGTTGGTCGACGAAGAAGGTAACTTTGAAAGCAAGACCGACAAAGACAACATCACCGAATGTTTAAACCAACGCATCAAAGTGTTGGAAGACAAAATAGAAGAAATCACAAATAACAAAACCACTACGGCAAAGAAAATCATTGAAGTCGCTGATCTCATCACCATGAATGGCGGTAAAGGTGTTGTGCAAGGTGACTGCATTTGTGCTTACACAGGCAAACCTCACTCTGATTTATCATCGACAGTTAAGGCAGGTAAATAACATGGCAATGAGTAAAGCTTCACTCAAACAGAAGTTGGAAACCGAACTCCAGGCACAAGGGTTCGTTCTTACAGGTGAATTCGCCATGGCAGGGAAAATGGCAGAAGCGATCGCCAATGCTGTGTATGACGAAATCACACAAAATGCCAAAGCAAACATATCGAGTGGCAGCTCTGCCGGAGAGCATCCAATAATCTAG